TAACCGTGGCACAGATCGCCCGCATGGTAGCCCCTGCGTTGGCGGCCAGCCTGTGCCGGATACCTACCCCGTTGGTCGTGTCCCCATACCCCATTTCCATGTAGGTGTAGGTAGCGTCGTTGTAGATGCGCCAGTAAATCGGCAGGCTGGGTGATTGCCAATAGCCGCCCGCCCGCACGTTGTCATTCGTCACTTCGTGCAGCTTGACGAAACCGCCGCCCCGCACAAGGTTGAAACGAATGCGCCCCACTTTGAGCGATTGAAAATCAATGCTGAAAATCTGAGACGTTGCCCAGTTCACATCTGCCACCGGATTTGTCCAGCTTGCTTGATCGTAGGTAGTGGTGACAACCGAGCCTGTGACCGATGTTCTCACAAAAAGCTGGGTCACTCCCCCCGCAATCCCCGCCAGATTGAGCGTGCCGGTAATGTCCACCAGCTGAGAATTGCCCGGTGTGTAGGGCACGTCAATATGGGAGTAATGCGCCGCAGACGTGGCGTTGGTGGCGTTGACAATCGCCAGGGTTACATCCCGGCTGTCCGCGTTGTGGGTGGCCGTTGCACCGCCACTAACCACCTCATCGACAATCAAGGGTTGCTTGTTGTAGATGTACTCCAAATCATAACGGTTGCCCGTGTCCGATGTGCGCCAGCGCCCGAAGGCGTCAATGCTTGCGCTGTCTGTCGCCGCTATGTTTGCGCTGATAGGTTGCCCCGTGATGGCGGCGTTGATGTTGACGGCGCTCTGGTCGCTGGCAAGCACAACGGGCAGGCTTTCCGCCATTGCCTTTTGTCCCACCTGTTTTTCAATCAGCGTCCCGTCAGCTTTGCGCAGCATCGAAGTCCCTACGATAGAGCGATGTAAACCAAATCATCACCGGCGTTGTCGCAAATCAGGTAAAATTTGTTCAGATTGTCCACGGGCAACCAGCCTGTTTCTTGCCCAGCGTCCAACTCCCAGCCGCTTGTAGCGTCGGTTGTGCCGTCCGGTTTCGTCACCCCAGCGCCGCCCAAATACACATTCCCTGCGTTGCTGGCTACCGCCTTAAAATTGACCATTGTGCAGGCGATTGACGGGAGTACCGTAGCCGCTGCGTTGCCCTGAATTTCGCCGCTTTTGACTGTGCCAAATGTCAGCGGCATTTCGGTAATGCTGCCATCGCCCCGACGCACTGAGTTGATTGCCATTGTCTTGTCCTTTCAAAAAGGGGAGCGAGTCGCCCCGCTCCCCTCGTGTCGTTATGCGTTGTGTTTAGGTAGCAATCGGGTCGAGAATGGCGGAAAGGTCTTCGGACACTACGCCATAGTAGTTCTCGGCAATCAAACATGCCGTTGCCGTCACACCGTTGGCTTGTGCCGCAGCACCAGCACACAGATTGCGCACAACGGAGCCGGTAGCTGTAGCCGCCAGATTGATACAGCTATCGTTGGTAGCGGCTGCGTTGTTGATGATATTGTCGGCAATGTAGACATTGGTCACAACACCAGCGCCGCCAACAGCCATCGTGCCAAAATCGCCGTGCAGCACGTTGCCCACAATGCGGTGTCCGTTGCCGGTTCCCGCAAAGTTGATAAAGTGCGTATTGGCGGCGTCTCGGTCTTCGCAGTAACAACCCTCGATAGTAATGCGGTCACTGCCACCAGCCGCCGCATCCTGCACCCAAATCACGGCGTTCTTGCCTGCGTTGTCGCCGGTCAATCGGCAATTCAGCAGCGTGAAATCGTCAGCGTTTACGTCAATCGCCGCCGTGATGTCGGCAAAGTCGGCCACAAAATGAATGTTCTGAACAGTAATCCCCGCGGCGTCGATATCCACATCTGCGGTAATTGCCGTGTCCAGCGTGACAGTGGGCTGTGTAGCGCCCCGGCCCAGGCCGACGATGGTAATGCCCGCCACATCCAAATCGAGACCACCCGCCGCCGAAACAACTTCCGCATGGCCGGGCATCACATAGATGGTGTCGCCATTGTTGGCTGCGCAATTGCCAATCGCATAGTCGATTGTGGCAAACGGGGCGTCGGGGTTCTGCCCATAGCCTGCTGTGTCGGAAGCGCCCGCCGATCCACTATCTACGAACCAAACATTGCCGGGATGGGATGGCACGTCCACAATGGAGAAAAGCCCGCCAGGTTGCCGTCGGGAAAAGAGAGGAGTTTGTGTAGCCATTTGGTTGTCTCCATATCCGGGTTGTAGCCGGTGTTATGGTGTGTGGGGGCAGGCAGAGCGCCCACCCCCATTTCTTGCTTACAGTGTCCCGGCGTTGACGTACACGATGGAAGCCGCCACAGCAGCCGCATTCACGTTGTTGTAGGCGTCCCGCGGGTTGCTGCGGATATAGACGGCGCTAACATTGTCAACGCCGCTATTGCCCGCCTCGGAAGCCAGCACACGGACAAACTTGTACCCGTTGTCCACGTCCAGGTCACTGGCGTTGCATTCCAGAATCACCTGATCGCCGTCAGCGTCAACAGGAGCAGACGTGTTGTAGTCAAACGTTGCGCCAGCGCCGCTGGTCGTCAAGTCTTTCTTGCCAGCGCCCGCCGAACTGGTGGCCTGTTCCAGCTTGCAGCCGTCCAGGTCATCGGCAGCATTCCAAGTGCCCAATTCCAGCACGCACATAAACGACTGGAAATTCGCCAGCGACACCCAATGCAGAGTGTCATCGGCCCCGGCTGTGTCAGTCCCACCGATGTCAGCCTCGGTGAAGGGGAAGGAAACAGCCATCATGTCGGAAAGTTTACGAGTTGCCATAGTGTGTATTCTCCTTAGCTCCGTGTATCGAGTGCGACCACAGGAGATTGAGTTGCGGAACCGTTGGCAGGTGTCAGGGCAGATCGCCAGGCCAGTTTGCCATCCACACGGTACGTCCAGCGGTAGGTCATCTGGTCAGTCAAGAAAGCGACGTGCATGCTTTCGGCAGACTGTACCCCGCCCTTGTCGATGACAATGTACTGACCCAAATCGGCCAGCACAATGTCGCCCTGTGTGCCCAAAGTAGAAGCGTACTCTACAGGGATAAGGGGACGGCCCAACAGCGTACCGTAGGGGCTGGCCGACAGTCCACCGGGGGGCAGGTAAGCGGGTACGCCACCTGTGCCGATGGGGAATTCCATGCCCAGCAGTTGCGGTTCGATGTCCTGGTTGATAAACCAGACAGCACTGGCCCGGCTGCGGGCGTGCATCCGTGCCCACATTTTGACAATGTTGTTCACAACGATGGTCGCCGCAGCCTGTCCCACCTCTTTGGCAACCGACACCAGAGCGGTAGCGTTCAGAATGCCTTCCGGCTGGCCTGCGCCTGTACCCCGGAAAATGGCGTTCTCCGTCGCCCAGATCATCTCTTCGCTGACAGCCTGATTCGCTACAGCGCCTAGCGCAGTGGCATCGGCCAGAAGCTCGTCGGTGGCGTACATCACGGCAATCAACTTGTTCAGATCAAGAGACAACTGGCGGAACTTGGGTTTGGTCGCGGTGGCGCTGTCGCCCTCCGCCGCCCAATACGCCTGCACACCACCCCAGCGCGAGCCGGTGGCGCGGCTGGTTTCGTCCACGGCGTTGATTTTGATACCGTTGGCATTCGGGCCAATCGGAATACGCCGGGTGCGCTGCAAAATAGCGCCGGTGTCGTGGGCAATGCGGAAAATCTCAGCCGCAAAGTCCTGCTGCACCAGAAATCCGCCGTCAGCCGGTACACCCTCAGAAGCGCCCAAGATGGCCTTCTGTGCTTTCAGCCGCTCATCCATCCGGTGGGGGAACATGGTGGCCGCGCGCACGGCCAACATCTGTTCGCCCAACGATTTCCACGGACGGGCCGCCTGCTTGTCGGTCTCGTCCTCAGTCACGATCAAATGACCGCTGGCTTTGGTGGCCGGTTCGTTTTCAAGCCGTGCTTTCATCGCCCGCAACTCTACCAGTTCCGGCGATACCACAGCCGGGGCCGGTTGCAGTTCGTCCAGCGCCTTGAGCGCCTTCGCCTGCTTGGTGAATCCTTCAGCCTCTTCCAGATTGCCCGCTGCAATCGCAGCCGTGGCCTTCTGGACAAATTCTGTGATAGTGGACATTGTGTCCTCCTATAGCTTCAATAGTTCCAATTCGATACGCAGTCGTTTGGCCTTCTCCGTTTCGCCTGCTACAGCCGCCGTGGATTGCTCCACCTCTGGCATAGCCGTCACAACAGGGTCAGCGTCGTCAGCCGGAAAACGCACGTCCAGACCGATGGCCTGAAATGCGGATTTCACTTCAATCAAGGGTCGTTCAATCACCTGCCGGGGGTCGGCAGGGCTGGGGGTTGCGCTCAATTCAGAGATAGGCCAGCGCGCAATCCGTCCGCTTTTCTCCACACGCCGGGCATTGGGCAACGTGCCACTACTTGTGCCCAGCGCTTTTCGCCCTACCAGCCTTCGTATAGCCCCCACGTATTGGTTCGCAATGTCAAGTTGGGCTTCATACCAAAGCCCCACATCGTCGGCTTCCAGCACATCCACCACGCCCACCACGCTGCTCTTGATGGTTGCATCTCCGGCGTGATTGTACAGGTAGGGCAACTTGCCCACCGCCTCGAAAATACTGGTCATCTCTGCGGTTTCAGCGTCGAAGTATTCCCCGTCCAGGTCTCGTTCCGAGTCGCTACCCCACAGCACCGCATAGCCGCCCAGCCGGTTGCCGCCCAACATTTTGACGGCTTTGGTGTCGGGCAGCATGGTTTCTTCGTTGGCTTCTTCCGTTATTTCCTCAACACACACCGCGCCCAACTCCACGGCCCGGTCGTGGATGGCCTGAATACGCCGCGCATCCTGCGCGCTGTTGCGAGCGC